GTCGTGCGCTCCTCCGTCGAGATGCTCGCGTCGCTCTCCTCGCGTCGCGCTTGCGCGAGATCCTGCGTCGCCCGTGCGAGCTCGCGCGCCGCGTTGGCCTCTTCCGTCGCCATGGCCGCGCGCGCCGACTCGCCCGTCGAGATGCCCGCGCGCTCGGCGGCCGTCCCGCCGCCGCCCATAGCAGCCGCGTTGGCGGCCTCGGCGTCCTCGCGGGCGCGGCGCCGGGTTGTTGCAGCAAGCTCCTCTTGTCGGAGCAGGATCTCGCCGTTGCGAACCTTCGACGTCTCCACCTTGTCTGCGTCTAGCGAGACTTGCAGGCGTTGCGCCTCAGCAGATGTCAGGGCGAGGATGACCTCTCGCAGCGGGCGGTACGAATCAGCCTGCGCGTCTGCGGCGGCGCGCTGAGCGTTGATCACCTCCGTCTGTGCCTGGAGCGCGGTCGTCAGACGACGCGTGTGATCGTGGTGCGACGCCTGGGCAAACGCGACCTCGCGAGTCGCAAACGCGAGACGGAGACGGAGCGACTCCATCTGCTGCTCAAACGTGATCGTGCGCCCCGCGTTGTCGTTGGCCTCGCGTGCGAGTCGGAGCGCCTCGGCCTGTGCGCGTAGCTCCTGCGGTGACGACGCGGCGCGAGCGGCCGCACGCTGGCGCTCCTTCGCAGCGTCGCTCACCTGTTGCTGCGCGTGCCGCTTGCCCTCCTCATTCGCGGCCTCAGCGGCAGCGGCGAGTTCTCGCGTGGCGACGGCCGCGGCCTGCTGCATTCGGGTGCTCGACGCGGTGGCCTGTCCGACTTGCGCCGTGAGCCTAGCTTGAGCCGCCAGGGCCACAGAGAGCGCAGCCGACGCTCGCGCGCTCTCTCCGTCCCGCTCGCCCATGTGCTGCGCTGCACGAGCAAGACTGACGCGCTCGCGAGCCGCTGCGACCGTCGCGTCCGCGGTACGCAGCAACCCTTGGCGATGCGTGACCTGATCAGCAGCGGCGCGCCCCAATACGACTGATAACGCTCTCGTCTGATTCGCGTGCTCCACCGTCGCGTCGGTAGAGTGCTCGAACGAGAATCCGAGCAACCGCTGCTGCTCTGCCGCGTTGCCCGACTGAATCGCTTGCTGCACCATTTCGGCTGTGCCACGCCGCGCGACGTCGCCGAGCTTCTCGTAAGCGAGCCTGAGCATCTCGATTGATTGCACAAACGAATCGCTCTGCGTGCGGCTGAAGCCCTGTCGATCTAGCGCAATGCGCTGCTGGAGTACCGCAAGGCCCGCCGCGCGGATGGCGTTGACGCGCTCCTCCGCGGTGCCGTCCTGCGCTGCCGCGAGGCGCACGGCGTCGTATGACCCCCCGAGTTGCGCGTTGACGCTCGCCAGTTCAGCAGCGCCCGCTGAGACGGCTCGCTGCTGTGTATCGTACTGCTGGTACGCGTTGTACAGCATCAGCACGGCGCCGAGGGCGGCCGTCGCCTGGAGCCCGATACCGCCGAACGCAGCGAGCGACTTGATCCCGACGTCTGCGATCTTGCCCGCCGCGCCGCCCATGCTGCCCGCGAGCTCGCTCGCCTTCTCCGACAGCGCGTTGAGCCCGCGATTGCCCGACTCCTCCAGCCGCTCGACGGCCGTCTTCGTCTTCTCCGTCGCTTCGGCAATGCGCCCGACGGCGGCGCTCGACGCGGTGGCACTCGTGCCCATCTTCGTCGCGCTGGCGCCCGCCGCGCCGCCGACCTCTTCGAGCTTGTCGGCGATGCGGTCCAGCACCGCCGCGGACTCTTCGCCGCCGGGCGTGCTAATCGGGATGACGAGGCCTTCAGCCATTGGATGCCTTGAGCGACCGGAGGGCCGCGATGAACTCGGCGCGTGTCAGATCCGGGATCACCACCGCGTCGGCGTCGCTCACGCTCACACCCTCGCCCGCGACGGTGTAGCGCACGAGCTGAGCGACGCGGGCGACGAGGGCCGAGACAGCCGCGTCGGCGCCCGGCGGCGCGTCAATGTCCAGCACCAGCAGGGCGAGCCTTCGCGGCGGCGTCTCGCTCTTGTCTGTCGATGTCGCGGTCACTGGCGAGGCTCTCTCTCTGCCCGCGCGTCAGCGCCGCGAGCGCGATCAGATCAGCGTGCGTGAGCTCACGGCCCAGCGCCTCGCTCACAGTAACACCCCAGTCGCTCGCGGCGATAGCCACGGCCTCGGTGATCTCACGCACCCACGGCGACGCCCGCTCCAGGCACGCGAGCGGACAGGTGCCCGACTCCGCGAGCCCCGTCACGCGTGCGACGTGGCGCGCCTCGCTCGCGAGGTCCGCGTCGAGCGTGCGCGGCGGCGTGTGCCCGGCGGCCGGACAGCCCCACCGCTGCTGGTACTCACGCGCTCCGTCTTCGAGGGCGCCGCGCGTGGCGTCGTCTTCGGCGGCGTTGCCCGTCGAGGGCGGTGGACACCGCGCGAGCTCGCGCAGCCGCGAGCACCCGCACTGCGAGCGCGTGCTGCCTAGCGCGCGAGCAGAAGCCCAAGCGGCAAGAGAAAAGGGCTCACCGCCGAGGGCCCCACCTCCGCGCGCGTGATCACCACCGACGCGATCTCACTGATGGCCTTCACGCCGTAGAGGTCCGCGACGTGGTCGAGCCAATCGTCGGACGCGATCGCGACGCCCTTCGTGACGGCGGTGAGGCCGCCGTGATCGCTCGCGCGGTGCTCTACGCCGAGCGCGTCGGTGAACGCATGGCAGGCGATCAGCACCGCGTTCTGCGCGCGCCGGACGCCCGTCGCGTCCATGACGAGCCGCACGCCAGCGGAGGTGAGCGGCTGCACGGCGAAGAGCGCGAGCCGCCCGTCCGGCCGCAGCGGCAGCGCGTCGCGATCGGCGTCGGAGCGCGAGCGCTCGTAGGCCGACAGCCGCGACGCGGCGCCGGGTGCGGTGAGATCAAGCGCCGCGTCGCAGTTGGGCGACTGCTGCGACGTGGAGCCGACGAGCGCGAGACGGAGCGTGGTGGACGGGTTCAAGCGGAGTCCTGACGTGGGAGGTGGTTCAGCCGAAGGCGACGCGGAAGGGAGCCTTGATGTAGTCGATCTCGGACGGATCGGTGGTGCCGCCGAGCGTGACGGTGGTGTCCTGGATGCCTTCGAGCGCCAGCTCCATGTGCAGCCGCGAGCCCATGTCGGCGAGCTTCGGCTGCGCGACGAGACGCGCGGCGGGCAACTCCCAGATCCAGAACGAGGCCGTGGTGCCGGTGCCGATGCGCTGCACGATGATCATCTGATACGCGGTGTCGGCGGTGAAGTCCGTCTTGTACTGGCTGTCGAAGCGGAGCTTGATCGTCGCCTTCACCGCCGTCGGGCGCCCGCCCGTGTTGACGACGGCGGCGACCGTCTGCGTCGCGCCGGGATCGCGGACCATCTGCCAGTCGTTGGCGAACTCGATCGTCGCGCCCTCGCACACGAGGCGCGTCGCGCGGTTGACGCTCGTCGCGAGGTACACCGACGGCGCCCACGCGAACGCAGGGCCCATCTCGTCGCTCGCAGACACAGCGGCGAGAGGCGACTGCGCCGACGGGCCGATGAAGTTCGTGGCGGTCAGCGCGAGGCTCATCGACGGCAGCTTGCCGAACTCCGGGAGGTCGAAGCTCACGTCGCCGTAGCAGCCGTTGGCGGTGTACTCCGCGTCGGGGTCACCCACGAACGCCTGCTGGATTGTGAGGCTGTTGGTGTGCGAATCCGCGGGCGCGAAGTTGTACAGGTTGCGGACGATCTCCCCCCCCGTGGCTGGGGCGGCAGAGAGAGCGGGCGCGATCGTCAGCGCGTTGGTGCTGATGTTCGTGATCTTGGCGAACTCCATCTGCCCCGCAACCTCGACGGCGATGAACGTGCCCTTACGGAACTTCGTCCCGTCGACGACGTTGATGACCGTCGTGCTGCTGCTGGTGCCGCTGATGAAGTCGCCCTCGTTGGCCATTGCTGGCCCGAGCGCGTGATTCAAGACGAGCGACGGGGTGAGCGCCGCGATCGTCGCGCCGTCCACGAGCTGCGAGCCCACGGGCGTCGACTTGAGGAGCATCTTGAGCGCGCCCACCTTCGAGGCGATCCGCAGCCCGTGCACCGGGTGGATCGCGTCGAGGCGGCGCACGCGCTCGTCACCGACGGCGAGCATCTCCTCCGCGAGCCCTTCGAGGATGAGCCCGTCGCCGAGCGGGAAGACGCGCGTCATGGCGTTGGGATACGAGCCCGCAGGCGTGGTGCCGAACGCGGCCTCTTGGCCGATGAAAGTGGCGCGCTCGCGCGTGATGATGTTGCTCTGGGCCATGGTTCTTCTCTGCCGCGCGAGGGCGGCGACGGGACTACTTCGTGCGAGACATTACCACCAGGGCGCGGCGCATGGAGGCGAGCAGGGAGCCCGTCGCGACGCCGATGCGGAGGTCCAGGCCCATGCGCCGCTTGTGCGCGAGGTACGACGGCGCGAGGGGCGCGAGCCGCATGTCGCTGCCGCTGTTCGTCAGCCGGTCGACGTACACCGCGCGGATGGCGTTGCCGCCCACGGTGAAGGCCTGATGCAGCCCGAGCTCCTTGCCCGCCGCGAGGTTGCTCGCCGTCTTGGCAATGATCGCGTCGGTGGCCGCTTTGCGTACGCGATCCTGCACGCGGAGGATGGGCCGCGCGGGCTGGTGCGGCGGTACGCCAGCGTCGAACCACTTGAGGTGCAGCGTGTCCTCCGTCGGTAGCGTCAGGCGCATGGTGTAGCTGCGCCCGATCTCGTCGGCGATGTCGCGCGCACGCTTGGCAATCTCACGCGCGGCCTCGTTGGCCAGTCGCGACGCGGTGCTCGCTATCGTCGCGGGTGGCATCAGGGATCGTACGCCTGCGAGTTGTCCAGCTGATACCGCAGCGCGTAGACCGTCGTCGCAAGCATGCGCCCGCTGCCCAGGTCTTCGAGCGTGGTGCCGCCCTCGCGCACGCACGCGAGCGGCGCCGGGTCGAGCGGCGTGCCACCGCGCAGCAAGTCGGGGTTGCCGAGCGCACGCTGGATCCGCGCGGAGTCGTTGAGCGCGCGCTGACGCGGCTGGTCGATGACCGTCGCCGCGACCTCGGTGCCCGCGAGCACCAGGAAGTCGGAGACCGCGTTGCCGTAGGTGACGGCGTTGCAGACAGCCACGCGCGCCTCGCGGTGCTGCGGGTTGTCGATGGGGTTGTTGATCGTCGGGTCGTCGGAGTCAGCGAGCCACTCGACGAACACGGCGCGGTCGAAGTCCACGCTCGGGTACGTGGTGTCCCGCAGCGGCGCGTTGAAGCGCGCGGCGCGGAAGCGCCCCACCGGGATGCTTTTGGCGAGCGCGTCGGCGCCGAGCGCGCCGTTGACGCCACGGCCGTTGACCATGATGTCGTAGAGCCGCGCCTCTAGCGTCGCGTACGCGCTCGTCACTGGGCCGTCCTCCGCACCGTCAGCGTCACTTGATGCGGGCGCGAGGCGTCCACGTCGGTGAGCTCGAACCGCTCACCGCTCGCGCTGAACTCGTCGCCCGAGAGGAAGTAGTAGATGCGCGTGTCGCTCGCGCCCGGCGGCGAAAGCTGCGCGACGGTGTATCCGCCGCCCGTCGTCGCGAGCGTGATGGGACCGATGCGATAGGTGCCCGCGATGAGACGGCCGCCGCTGATCGCCGAGTTGCCGCCGCCGAAGTACCCGGGCTCCTCGCCCGCGGGGACCACCTTCGGGCGCGGCGAGAGCACCAGCGTGGACGTGCTCACGAGCGTGGACGTGCTCACCTGCGTCGGCCCGCTCCAGGTCTCTACGACCACGGAGACGGCCACCGAGCGCACGCCCGCGCCCTCGGCCGCACGACGACCCGTGAGGGCTGCGTTGCGGTGCGCGAGGCGCGCGGCGAGGTTGTCGGCCATGGCTAGTACACCTCGAAGGACGTCGAGCCGCGCGACACCTGCCGCCCGGCGTTGAGGATGTAGCTGATGCCGCACGCACGCGCGAGCCTGTCGCGTAGCTCCGCGCGCCGGGCGAGTAGCGCCTGTGCGATCGTCTGCTCACCCGAGCCGCCGAACCACTGCACCTCGTCGACGGCCCTGAGCCCGGCGCTCGCGGTGGCGTCCTGCTCCTGGTCGTCGAGCGACGCGAGATCGGAGAGCAGCCCGCGCACGATCGTCAGCGGCGACTCGACCTCCACCGGGTACGTCCCGCTGTGCAGGCGACGGCACACGACGCTGATCGTCGACCCGACCACGGCGCGCACCGTGACCACCTCGCGCGAGCCGTCCACGTCGAGCACCACGCGCGACGCGGACGCGAGGCCGGTGACGCTCGCGAGCGTGAGCACCGCAGCGCCCGGCGCCGTGACGGCCGTTGCCGACGTGGTGGGCGCGATCGTCGAGGAGACGACGTGCTGCTGGATGATGTCGTAGATGGCGCGAATCGACACGTACGGGATCGCCCCGATGTCGAGCACGTTGTCCAGGACCTCTGCCTTGATGCGGCCAATCTCGTCTTCGCTCAGTGTCGTCATGCGGCGTCCCTTCGATCAGAGCGGAGCGGAGGCGAGAGCGGCCGCACGCGCGAAGACCGAAGCCCTCGCGCGTGCGCCCTGTGGGCTACCAGATCTTGCCGCGCGGGATGTACCGCGAGGTCACCGTGGTGGTGTCACCGACGACAGCCGCGCCCGACAGCGTCGCGACGGCGCGCACCTGCTGGAAGCTGTACGCGGCCATGGGCACCGCGAGAGCGACGGTCCCGGTGGCGCTGAGCGTCACCGTGGCCACGTTCGAGATGTCCTTGATGGGCACCCAGGTGTTGCCGTCGACGGAGCCCTCGGCGCCGAACGTGGCGACGATGGAGCCCGTGACGATCGAGCACGCGCAGTCGAGGATCAGCGTACCGAGCTGGTACACGTCCGACTGGAGCGGCACGCCCGTGCGCTTCGTCCCATTGATGGACGTAAGGATGGGCAGAGAGGGAGCAGCGATGCGCTGGAGAGCCATGGTGGTGTGTCCTCTTCTCGATCAGCAGGAGTGGACGTTGACCACGAAGCGCGAGTCCAGCAGGGCCTCGCCCTCGTAGGCGATCCAGATCACCTTCGCGGTTTCGCCGTAGTTGTCGTCGGCCGACGCGGCCGCGCGACACGGGCCGCTCGACACGCGGCCGAGGGCGCCCGGGCCGAACATGGCGCCGTGGTCGATGGGACACGACGCGCCGACGGTGGCCGAGTCGATCGTCTGCGTGTTGCTCATGTAGACGTCGATGCCCGCGATGGAGCGCACCAGCGACTGCGAGAGCGGGTTGATGGGGTTGAGCGCCGGGGTGAACGGCGCCTGACGCACGAAGTCCGGATCCGTCTGGAGTTGGCGCACCTGACGCGGCGAGAGCACCGCGATGTACTGCCCGTTCGCGAAGCGTTGGACGTTGTTGAGGGTGAGCTTCTCCTGCATCTGGAGCAGCGCCTGGAAGTCCATCGAGCGCTGGCCCGCGACGGTGCCCGCCGGGAAGGCGGCGGCGTCGGTGGTCAGCGCGCCGTTGGGGTCACCCGGGAAGATGATCGAGGAGCCCGCGTCGAAGAGCGAGCCGTACACGCTGTCGACGAACTTGAGCCGGTCGCGGTAGAGGTCGATGCCCACGATCGAGGCGATCGAGTGCACGCCGCGCTCGGCGTCGAGGCGGTCGATGGCGCGCGGGGCCACGCGGCTGTTCACCGAGTCGTAGGGACCGGCGCGGCGAGCGATGGTGATGGACACCTGCTCCTGCGTCAGGTCCACCGGGACCACGCTGATGGACTGCGACGCGGCGATGGTGCGCGCGGCCGCGGTGTACCCGCCGCCCGAGAACACGGGGCGGTTCATGCGGATGGTGTGGCCGGGCTTGCCGGGCGCGAGCTCGTCGCTCACGACGATCGCTTCGGCGTACGGCATCTGCCCGGCGATGATGCTCTGCATCAGCTGGAACTGCATGGCGGCGGGGCCGACGTCGGGCGCGCTGCGCTCGGCGGTGAGGCCCATGTCGCCGACGCGCCGGAACTCGGCGTTGAGATCGGCGAGGTACACGAGCTGCGCGTACAGGTACTGCGGCTCGGGCTGACGGAGCATGACCGCACTGGTGCGATCGTAGAACTCATTCGGGAGCGTGACGCGTGAGATGGACATTCGGAACCCTGTGCGAGTCTACGCTCGCGACGAAGAGGAGACTCAGGACGGACGCGAGGCCTTCGCGCGGGCGATGGCCGCGCCTTGAGCGGAGAGGTGAGCGGCGGCCATCATGTGCGCGCCGCGCGACTGGAGATCCTCGTACCGCGCGAGGGCCGCGGCGTCAGGATTGACCGGAGCGGCGGGCGCGGGCTGCTGCGCCGGGACCGCCGTCGAGGCGCCGACGGGGAGCACCGCGACGCTGCCGCCGAGACCGTGCGCGCGCATGGCCGCGAGGGTGTCGAGCTGCCGCGCGGGGTTGTCGCCCGCGATGGCGCGGACGGCGTTGCGGAGCGCCTCGGGGGCCTCCGCGAGCACGCTCGCCGCGTGGCGCCCGAGCACCGCCGAGGCCTCGGCCGCGGACGCTTCGAGCGCCGCGAAGCGCGGGTCGACGGGAGCAGCCGCGACCTTCGGCGACGCGTACGGGTTGAGCACCCGGGGCGCGGCGACGACGGGCGCGGCGGGAGGCACCACGGGCGACGCGACGGGCGGCGGCACGGCCGCGACCACGGGCACCGCAACGGCGGGCGTGGCGACTTCGGTGGACGGGGCGGGAGGCGTGTTCGTCGGATCGCTCATGGTGCTCCTGGTGTCAGCCTACCGGCATGGCCGGAGGCGGGATGGACGGACGCTCGCCCTCGGCGGCCTCCTCGGCCTCCTCGACGAGCATGTTGGCCTTGAGGATGTCGGCGGCCTTGAGGGTGCCCGAGTCGGTGCTGCCGTCGGTGGACACCACCTCGAAGGTGACGTCACCGCTCTTGTCGAACGTGAACGTGCTGCTCTTGAGCGCGGACACGTCGACGCCCGCGAGCGACGCCAGGACGACCACCGTCTCGTGCACGTTCGCGACGCGCAGCGCCTCGGCGCTGATGGCTTGCTCGGGGTTCAACTCACGCCTCGGTGTACGCGCAGACGACGGCGTACGGGCGAACGTTCGTCACGGTGGCCGACGACGCGATGGTGCTGTCGGTGGAGCCGGTGACGTAGCCGTCGCTCTTCGGCACGATGGCGATGGTGCTCGACGAGATCGCCGCGTTGATGAACCCGGCGTGCGTCACCTCGGTGAACGGCGCGGCGAGGAGCTGCGTGGTGAGCGCCTGCGAGATGCTCGCGGTGCGGACGGTGACCGTCTTGCCGTTGCGGACCTTGTTCTGAATCGCCGTCGCGAGGTTGATGGAGAGCACGTCGCTACCGGCCGACGTGACGGCGACGCCGCCGTTGTCGAAGTACACGGTGGCGCGCTTCAGGTTGCCGATCGCGGCGGCGCGGGCGTCGTCGTCGCCACGCTCGATCTGGACGTTCTGGACTACTGCGGTGACGGTGGCCATTCGAGATTCTCGTGCCGCACGCGGCGGCGATGGAGGCTGTTACTTCTTCTTCGCCGACACGGGTGCGGGAGGCGCAATCGCCACCTGCGGCCCGTACCACAACACAAGTCGCATGTTTTGGCCAGCAGCGCACATCTCGCCACGAATCAACGGGTGCCCGTCGATCGCCGCGAGCGTCGCCGCGTCGGCCGACGCGCGCGCGGAGTAGCTCTCCGGCGTCAGGTACACGAGCGTCACGACGGCGTCGTCGACGCTCACCACCGGGACGTCGTCGGGCGCCGCGGCGCGGAGCAGGGAGTGGATGTCGAGGGCGTGGAGGCTCACTTGAGTTTGACCTTTCCGAATGCTTCGACGCGCGCCGCGAGAGCACCCGTCCGGACGCCGATGGGGTTGCGGCCGTAGCCCGATTTGCGCTTCTCGCGAGCGTAGGGGATCGTCAGCGCCGTGAGCCGCTCGTCACGCACGCGGCCGGAGAAGCGGCGCACGATCCAGCCGAGCGCGGACTCCGCGAGCGCCGCCTTGAGCGCCTTCGACGTCGGCGGCGTGACGGCGTTCTCGAACGTCACGGTGACCTCGGCGGCCATGTGCTTACGCATGGCGGGCGTCGTCGCGTCGAAGTCGCGGCCCTGCGCCGCGAGGATCGCCAGCAGGTGATCGTAGGTGAGCCCGCTGTAGTGGATGCCCGGCACCTGGAGCGCCACCTCGATGCCTCGCACGGCGTCCCGAATCGCGCGGGTGATCTCACCGCGCGTCGCGCTCCGCTCGCGCTCCGTCGTGCCGGTGCGCTGCGGCTGCGTCGCGCCGCGTACCTGCTCGGGCCGCGCGAGGCGGGCGCTCGCGCCGAGGCGCGTGCTGTCGCCGAAGACGGCCACTAGCCGACGTCACCAGCCGAGGCGAAGAACGAGCGCCCGACCTCACCCATGATTGCCTCGGCCTCGGCGGCCGGGAGTCGGAACGCAGCCATGAGCAGAGCCACGCCCGACGCGCGCGGGAGCTGCCCCGTCGCAACGGCCGTCACCGTCTCCAGCAGCGACGACACCTGCGCGCCGTTGAGCGCCGTCGAGGCGACGTCCACCTGCGGCGCGGCGTCGACCGCGGTGGGCTCGTCGCGCAGCGCACCGAGCGTCGCCGACACCGCCGCGTTGGTGTCCGCGCTGTCGTTGTCGATGGCCTCCATCTCGTCGGCGAGCATGGCCGCACCCGTGAGCGGCGCGAGGAGTTCCACCGCGCGACGGCGTGAGAGCACGCGGCCCTCGACGCCCTTCGTGGCCGCGTCCACCGCCGCACTGATCTCGGACCACGACGGCTCGAAGTATTCGCCCCATGTGAGCGTGATCGGCGGCGCGTTCCACGTCGGCACGCCCGCCGCGTCGACAGCCCAGCACCGCGCAAGCGCCGGGCGCGCCGCGTCCCACGAGGTGAGGCGCACGCCGTCGCGCGCGGCCGACGCGCCCGCACACAGCCGCAGGAACTGCCCCACGATCTCGGTGAGCGCGTCGCCGTACTCGACGCGGAGGTTGTCGGCTGTGTCGAGTTGCGGCCCGTAGAGCAGCGCGAGGGCGCGCGCGCTGACGTCGCCCGAGCCCATGGCGGCAGGGTCCACCATGACGACGCCGAGCGCGTCCGTCGTCACGCGCATCAGCCGGTCGAGCGCCTGCGTGATGATGCCCGCGCCCGCGCCGGTGGACTCCAACATCTTGGCGTCGGAGCCCACGGCCAAATCCCAAATCTTGCCGGGCGCCTTCTGCACAACGGTCTTCGGCGCGCTCGTCAACCACCCGGGCATGACGCTGTTGAGCCAAGAGAAGCCACCGTGGGCCTCGCGTCCCGGCGCCCCCATGGGCATGGCGGGCTTGTCGACGTCGACGCCCGTCCGCACCAACTGAGGGTCCCCGTTGTAGAGCGCGTTCCGGTAGAGCTGCGACAGCTCCAGGTCGATGGCGTCGAGCTCGTCCTCTAGTCCCTCGGCGAGCGCGTGCCCGTCGATGCTGGAGCCCTCCTCGACGGCCTCGCACATAGACCGCGTCCACACCACCGGGACGAACGGCACGGCGACCTCGCTCGCGATCGGCACGGTGCTCCACTCGAAGTCGGCGTCCGCGAGACGCTTGGCCGAGACGGCCTGATACGCGCGGTCGAAGCCACCGCCGATCTCGCGACGGTAGACGCACAGGTCGCCGCTCGCGTCCGGGTGCTTGTACTGCACCACGAGGCGCGTGATGCAGCCCGAGGCGTCACGCGTCGGCGTGCACCACTTGGCCGGGAGGATCTGCACGCACGGCTTGCCGTACGCGAGCGACTGCACGCACACCGCGCTGCCCGTCTTGAGGCCCTCGATGAGGTACGCGCGGAAGCGCACCGGCAGGCGCGCGGCCGCGACGATCTCGGACGCTAGCGCCTGGAGCGCGGCGTGCGCCGTCTCGTCGAGCTCGACGCGGTAGCCCGACGCGGCGACCTGCACCGACGGGAAGCTCCGCTCACCCGCCACCATGTGCGCGAGGCGCATTCCCGCGCTCCGTGCGAGCGACGCCTGCACGGCGGGCGCGCGGTCGCGGAGCGGTACGCTCGTGTCCCAGAACGAGGGCCGCGGATCGAGCTTGAACCGCTGCCCGTTCCACAGCGCTTCGAGTCGGTTCAGGCGCCAATAGCGTTCGTCCTCGCCGAGCGCAGCGACCTCGCGGGACGTGGTGGCGGCGGCGACCGTCGAGGCGTTATGCATCATGGGATTGACGGGCAGCGTCGCATATGGGCCGCAGCGCCGCAACACCGTCAGAAGTCGTGGTCGCTCTCACGCAGCGGGGCGCGCTCGCGCTGCGGCTCGACGACGAGATCGGTGAGCGCCCACACCAGGGCGTCGAGGCGATCGGGCGACACGCGAGACGACGACGGCTCCCACGAGGTGAGCTGGTCTTCGAGCCGTGAGAGCACACCGACGTGCGACACGCGACCCTGCTCATAGAGCGCCGCGACGGGCTCGGCGCGCACAGCCTTGCCACGGCTCGCGTGCACCGTGCGGACGGGCGCGGCGGCGTCGACCATGCGGAGCACCGACGCCACCATGTCCCCGCCGTTGTTGACCTCCGCGACGATCCTGTCCGCGCGGTGCGTGCGGTACGCGGCGACGGCGACGTGCGCCCACTCCGTCGGCGCGTAGCGGCCGCTGACGTCGGCGAGCACATACACGCGCCCGTCCCACCCGAGGCCCGCGACGACAATGCCCGTCTCGTCGCTGCCCTCGTGCGACGTGACGGCCGGGTCGATCGCCACCACCACGCGCTGGAGCGCGGGCGCCACGGTGACGCGGCCCGCCTCGATCATGGCCCACGTCCACAGCGCGCCGGGCGCGTCGTCCAGGATCTCGCCGTCGAGCTCCTGTCGTCCGAGACGCGTCGCGCCGTAGCGCGCGGTCAGTGCGGCGACGACGCCGGGCGCGAGGTTGCGGGCGTTGTCCGCGGTGCGCCCTCGCGTGATACGCGTCGTCGGCGACGAGGCCAGCGCGCGGACGATCGGCGTCGGGCGCGGCGTCGTCGTCACCACCACGCGCGGATCGCTGCCCAGGCGCAGGCCCATCTGCAGTTGGTCCCACGCGTCGGGGTAGCGCCATGCCGCGAGCTCGTCGCACCATGCCGCGTCGTGCTGCGGCCCGCGCAGTTGATCCGGCTCCTCGGCGCTGTAGGTCGTGGCGATTGCGCCCGACGGCCACGTCAAGCGTCGCTTGCTCGGCTCCCACGTCGGGCGCTCGTGCGCCGGGCAGCACGCGAGGATGCCGCTCTCGCCCTCGATCAGCACGTCACGCACGTCCGCTGCGGTGCGCGCCACCAGCGCGACGCGACGCGCGGCGCCCGACGCGACGACGGCGCGCACCCACTCGGCGCCCGTGCGCGACTTCCCCCAGCCCCGCCCCGCGAGAATCAACCACGTCCGCCACTCACCGACGGGCGGGAGTTGATCCGGCCGCGCCCAGAACGACCACGCCGTGAGGAGCGCTGTCGCTGCTGCTGGCGTCAGCGACGACAGCACCGACTCCCGCTCCTGCGGCGTCAGACAGGCGAGCGATTCGGCGGCGGATCTCATCGACGACAGCGACCTCCGTGACCTCGTGGCGCTCGACGTGGTCGCCCTTCGCGCGGTGCTCTGCGATCTCGGCTTCCCACTTCGCGCGGCGCGCGTCGGCCTTGCGGCGGCGGTCGGTGACGCGGTGGTCGATGGCCCACGCGGAGGCACGCCAGTCGCTCTCGCCCGCGGCGGTGACCGTCGCCATCAGCGCGGCGGTGGCCCTCGCGTACTCCGCGTGAGCGTCGGTGACGAGCGCCTCGATCTCGGGCGACGGCGGCTCACCAGCACGGCACGCGGCGACCCACCGATACCACGTCCGACAGCTCAGCCCGACGGTGCCCACGGCTGTGTCGAACGTCGAGCCCCCGCGCAGCGCGTCGAGCATGCCGCGGTAGCGCGGATGGTAGTCGACGCGAGCACTCACCGGCAGCCCGTGCGCGGCGACTGCCGACGACTCACCGTGCGTCCTCCGGCCACCGCACGCCCCACCGTCGGCGCTCGTGTCGAGTGACGGCGGCGAGCTCGTGGAGCGAGCGCACCGAGAGCACCACGCCCGCGACGGCGATCGTGTACGCCCGCGCCTCGTCGCTGTGAGCGTGGCCCGCGAAGGCGTCCTGCGCTGCGTCGCGGATCTCTCCCCACGCGGCCTGCTGTTCGTAGTCCCTGTCCTGGCGTGGCGGCACGACGGGCAGTGTGCGCGGCGCCGACGGCGGGCGTCAAGAATCCCACCGCTGCGAGTCCACCCGCAGCCACGCCCACCCGCCCTCGTCGTGCTCCTCGGCGACGGTGCGCCGGGAGGGCGACGGGAGCGGCTCGTCGTCGGGCAGTGTATCTCCGCGCGGTGATACCGTGGGACCGAAACCCCTTTCAGATACTCTTCTTCTGTTAGGGGTTTCGGTCCCATTGGTATCTCCGCTCGGACATATCGTGGGACCGAAACCCCTATCAGAGACACCCACAGGTGGGTGCGTGTCCGTCTCTGTCGCAGGGCAGAGCACACGCACGGCGGCCGCGACGTCGGGCGGCACCTCCCGCTCGCCTCGCTCGTACCGCTGCACCGTCTTGCGGGAGACGCCTAGCAGCCCCGCTAGAGCCTCCGCCGTCAGCCCGAGGGCGGTTCTAGCGGCCAGCACCTCCGCGGCCCCTATAGCGCCCTCAGCGCGCGCCGGGCGCCCCACCGGCAGGACGCGGACGTCGACGGCGCGGCCCTGCCACCCGGACGGCGCGACGGTGCCGACGTGGAGCTGTCGCCCTGGTCGCGTGCGGTGGACGGTGCGGAGTCGGCCGTGCGCCTGCCCGAGCTCGGCGCCCGCGAGCGCGTCGAGGCGGCCCTCGACGTCGAGCCCGAGGTAGGCCGCCTTGACGCGCTCGACGCCCAGGTTGGGGCGCGGGTCCATCAGCGTCAGGGTGGCGTCGCAGTCGGCCATGTGGTCGAGGCCTTCGAGCGCCTGATAGTGCCCGAGGACGTAGCGGCCTTGCCACCCGGCGAGGATCGGAGCGAGGTGAGCGCGTGCCCGGTCGAGCGACGCGGCGGTGCCACGGCAGGCCTTCCACGCCTTGCGCGGGGCGGGGTCGTCGGGCGCGAGGGTGTGCGCGATTGCGGCCTCGATCACCTGCGGGGCGATCAGTCCGACGGAGCGCGTCTCGCCGCCCTCCGCGAGCCACGCGATAGCCCACCGCAGCGCGGGGAGGATCGCGGTCCAGTCGGGCAGTCCTCGCGGGAGCCACGTCGCGCGGCTGGCGCGAGCGGCGAGGATCGTCCGTGCGATCGGTGCGCCGTCCGGTACGCGGAGCGCGGTGACGGGCGGCGCCCACCCGAGGATCTTCGTGAGCGCCGGGACGTGCAGCGCGACGTCAGCGTCGAGGATCACCACCGGGCCAGGGTGCGCGAGGGCGGTGGTGAGTTGGGCGTTGACGCCCACCACTACCGCGGCGCGGTCGTCGTCCTCGCCGTCGAGGGCGGCCGCGTACGGTGCGGTGCGGAGCAGCCCCTCGGCGGGCGCGACGGCGGTGAGCCCGCGCCAGAGCAGGTCGAGCACGCGCGACGCGGCGCCGAGCTCAGCGGCTCGCGCTGCGTTGACGCGTGCGACGGCGAGCGCGCTCCACCGGATCGGTGGTGCCTTCGAGCGGGCGTCGGGCCGGATCGCGCCCGCGGCGGCGTCGAGCACGGCGGCCGGTGTGCCCTCGATCCCGGCGGCTTCGAGGAGGTCCGGCAACACCTCGTGCGCGTACGCTTCGACGGCATGACGGAGGTACGTGAGGCCCTCGGCGACGGATCCTGGCGCGACGAACCAGCGGCGCCACGCGTCGAGGGCGGGCGCGATAGCGACGGAGTAGGCCGTCACGAATTGATCGAGGTAGCGCACCGCGCCGTCTAGCTGATCGAGGGTGACGCGCTCGGTGAAGAGCGGGTCACCGGGCTCGTCGACCACCAGCGTGCCGGAGGTCCCGGCGTACCCGGAGAGGGCGCTCGCGAGGCCGTGCACGCCCACGACGAGGGAGGCGTCCGGCGCGCCCTCCTGCCCGGCGTACGCGGGGCAGCGGGCACGCTCCGGGCACGGGTCGCGGCCGCGGCCGTCGCAGAGTTCCTTGGACACCGACTGCCCTCCCGCGGCGAGCGGTCCCGCGGAGTCGGAGTAGATGCACGTCAGCGAGCCGTCGGGCTGTGTGTGCGAGGTGGGCGAGTAGATCCGGAGCGAGCGCGCGGGCAGCTTCGCGGCGATCTGCTTGCCCAGCTTGTGTGTCGGTACGCTGATCGCCATGCGCGAGCCCGGTGCGGCGCGTCCCTCGATCGGCGGGAGCGTGGCCGCGTGCGCGAGCACCGCTTGCGTCTTCCCGGTGCCGGGCGGCGCGGCAATGCACGTCACGCCGTAGGCCTCGCGGATCGCGTGCGTGATCACCACGCCTGCGGTCGCGGCGGGCACCTCGACGCCCGGCGCGGCGTCGATCTGCGCGCGCACGGCGACGGCCTCGGCGGTGGCGGCGACGCCTGCGAGGTGCAGCGCGAGGCGCTCGGCGACACCCACGAGCGGGACGCCCTCGCCCGCGGCGGCGGTGAGCTGGTCGATCACCCGCGCCTCGGCGGCGGTGCGCCGGGTGGCGTAGTCGAGCGCGTCGGCGACAGCGGGAAAGTCCGCGCGCAGCGTGGCGTATCCCGAGACGGTCTGCCCGGTGGCGTACCGCGTGACGGTCGTCGTCGCGAGCGCGGTGCGGTCGTCGAGCAGGTAGCTCCAGGCGGGGTCGACGAGGTGAGCGCGGCCGACGACAGCGGGGACGTACTCCAGCGGGCAGCCGCGCGAGCACAGCGCCCCGGCGAGAGCGAGGTAGCAGCGGCGCCAGTCGCGGGTGACGGTGTCGCGGATCGCGGCGCCGACGGCGACGGCGACGGGGTGCCACTCGGGGGGTGAGTCGGCGGCGACGGTCGGGAGCGCACCGACGGCGTCAGCGCGGACGATTACGCGAGGGAGCGCACCGCCGCGGGCGACGCGTGCCGGGAGCGCGCGCGCGGGCGGAGCCTCGACGGCGCGGAGTCGCGAGAGGTCGACGAGGTCCGGCGCGCGACGCTCGCCCTTGTAGGTGCAGCGCGCGACGCGCATGAGGTGTCCCCAGTCCTTGCACTCCAGCGCCGACGCCCACGCGCCCTCGGCCACGAGCGCATGGAGCCACGCGAGCAAGCGCGGCTCGGCCGCGTCGGCGGGGAGCCACGTCGCGAGCGGCTGCAGCAGTCGGTAGCCCTTGGGCGACAGGTAGAGCCCGCACGTCTGGAGCGACGGCGCGGAGGCCCACAGCGCGTCGAAGGCGGCGCGCGTCTCGGGTGTCCAGGGCAGGTGCCCGGGCGTGTCGATGTCGGCGATAAAGCACGTCTGGAGCGCGTCGAGGCCCTGCGCGCGGAGCCACGGGAGCGACTCCTTCGAGACGCGCGGTGTAGCAGATTCCGGCACACCCTCACGGCACACGACGTAGCCCGACACGAGCGCGCCCGTGCGCCACGTCCTGCCGCCCGCGGCCTCGGCGAGCGTCGTGTGCTGCTCTGCGCGGACGTCGTGGCGGTTGCCCTCGGAGCCTCGCGGCTCGCGCCAGTCGGAGGTGTGCACCGTGCAGCCCTTGCGAGCGCACCCGGCGCTCGGGACGCCGGGCGAGTGGAGCGTCATGACGCGCTGGTCCGAGATCCACATGAGCGGCGTGTCGAGGTCAGCGGGCCGCATGGACTCTCCTCGTAGCGATAGCAGCGCGCACCGTCTCGGCCGCGTCGGTGGCGTTCTCCGCGAGCGTGCGCGAGGCGTCGAGGCGCAGCGTCAGGGCGACGCAGCCGAGGGCTGTCATGCGCTCGCGCCAGTGCACCTGCTCGGGCGTCTCACGGGTACGCGCGCCCTTGATCTCCAGCTCGACGCGCCAGCCTTCGGGGGCGACGACTCCGGTGAGGTCCGCGGCGCCGACGGGCGCGCACTCCACCCAGGTCCCGCGGTCGGTGCGGACTTTCCCCGCAGGCTGTCGCCAGAGCGTGACGCCTAGGCGCGCGGCGGTGATTGCAACGCGGAGGGCGTTCGAGAAGTCCTGCTCTGAGATGGTCACTGTGTCACCGAGGGGCGGGGATAGTAGCGCCGTTCGAGGTCCGTGAATGCGGGCCACGCGCCGAACTTTTCCCGATAGCGGTGGCGCGCGGCGCCCACCTTCCAGCCGCGCGAAGCGGCCGTCGCCACGGTTCCCTCGTACCACGCGCGGCGCACCGCCACGGGGAGCGTCGAGGGCGGCACCACCTGCACGAGCGCGCCGTCCACCGTCTCAATCTCCTCGCGCGGCGGCGACTCGAAAACGTGCCCGCACTCCGGGCACACCAGCGTCCCGGTTGGGAGCGCCGCGAAGCAGCTCGGGCAGGTCTTCACCGGGGCCGCACCGGGCCGCTTCTTCTTTGACTCCAGGCTCCACTCCTGGTCGTCCTGCGGGAAGCCGTGCGCGAGCACGCAGCCCGCGTGGTCAAGCAGCAGCGCGGGCGTGTCGCCGTCGGGCCGAAGCCCGCGCCCGGCCATTTGGAGGTAGAGGCCCTTGCTCTTCGTCGGTCTCGCGAGCACCACGCACTTGCAGCGCGGCAAGTCCCACCCCTCCGTCAAGACGCCGAAGTTGGCCACCACCGTCGTCTCGCCCGTCGCGAGTCGCGCGAGGATCGCGGCGCGTTCGTCGTCGCGCGTGGTGCCGTCGAGGTGCTCAGCGCGCACGCCCGCCTCGACGAACTGCGCGGCGATTGCCTTCGAGTGCGCGACGCTCGCGGCAAACACCACCGTCGTGCGCCCGGCCGCGTGCTCCTGCCAGTGCGCGACGATATCGCCCACGAGTTCGCGGCGGTTGAGGGCCTCGTCGAGGTCGGCGAGGTTGTAGTCACCCGCGGTGCTCTTGATCGTCGACAGGTCCACCGGGTGACGCGTGCTGTACACCGTCGGCACAACGAGGAATCCCTCGGCCGCGAGGTCGCCGAACTGCGCCACCTGGACGAGGGCGCCGAAGGCGTCGCCGAGTCCGCGCCCGTCGCCGCGGCAGGGCGTTGCGGTGAGGCCGACGACGACTGCGCCCGGGT